TTAGGCAGGAGGAAGGATCAATAAGGCACTCAGGGCCGTTCCGGGAATGCCGGGGCGGCCGTCGTATTCGCCTGCCTTTTTCTGTTCCGTGAAAACAGGCATGGCTTGCGCCCGGCATAAAAGAAGTTTGGCGGAGAGAGTGGGTGTTAAGTTTATTTCTATAAATAATTTGCTTCAATTTGTAACACTTCTGTAACGTCTGTATGACAGAGACAAGATGCCGAATTGGAGATTCTGCAACTGAATTGACACTCGGCAACTTGCAAATGTGCGGTTTCTGTCCCCTGATGGAAGCATGCCAAGTAATTACACTTTACCCATCTCCGATCTTTATCAGGAGACTTACGATAACCAGTGGCAGGAGCAGGTTCAGCAGGCTACGTCCCGCCTGGAACGTTTCTGCGTGATCAAGTCCGGTTTGACGGGCAAGCTCCAGGAGTTCAGTTTTGTCGGTACTACGGAGCTGAATGAGAAGCAGGGCCGGATGCAGGATATTGTGTTGGACGAGCTTGATTATTTCAAGCGCCGGATGCTGCCGGTTAGTTTTTCGAAGCATTTGGGCTATGATGAGGATGACGATATTTTCCTGCACGGCCTGGACGCTCCCGTGACGCAGACGATTAACGCGCTGAAGTACGCGGCTGCCCGCAAGATGGACGATGTTTTGTTCGGCCTGAAGAAGCAGGGAGGGGTATATGTGCCGTCCAAGGGCGGCATTTTCGGGACGGCGTTTGCCGGCAATGACGGCATGGAACAGCTGGAATTGCTGGAGGCTAATGTGGTGGCAGTCGATTATACCGGCGGCACGGCTAAGGATTGCCCGCTGACGATTGAGAAGCTGAACCGTGGTATTACGCTGCTGCAGGAGAACGGGATTCTGGATGATGCTTCCAATGCCTACGGCGACCAGGTGTGCTGCGCGATTACTCCCCGCATGCGCGAGGCCCTGATTAATGACGAGCGTCTGCAGAAGGCGGATTTCGGTTTTTCCTCCCTGCGCAAGAGCAACGGCGCCCTGGATCCGATTATGGGGATTCAGTTTATCATTGCTCCCAATTTGCCGCTTGACGAGGACGGGGATATCATTTGCCCGATGTGGATGAAGAATTCCCTGTATTTCGGTTCTTGGAAGCAGAATAAGGTGACGGTGGAGAAGCGCTCCGATAAGGAGGACACGATCCAGATCGGCCTTAAGACGATTATGGGAGCCACCCGCATGCGCGAAGAGGCGTTTGTGCAGATTAAGTGCAAGCAGCTTTCTTAATTAGGATAACAACACATTTTATTTTATTGATTATGGCAACGTATCAAACAGTTATTGCAGAGAAACAGCTTGCCCTTGCGGATCGGACCGGCCTGCCGACGGTGCCGCAGCTGGCGGCCATCCATACCGGCGCCGGGGTCCATGTGGCTACGGCGGAGTTCATCATGCCCGCGTCCCTGGCGGCCGATGACCTGATCGCCATTTGCAATGTTCCCTGTGGAGCCCGCGTGCTGCCGCAGCTTTCCCATGTCGTTTCCGAAGGCGTGGGGACGCTGCAGCTGACCGTGGGAACGAAGGAGGCGGCGGATGCTTTTTCCGCCTCCCTGACCGTGACCGCCGCCGGGACTTATCAGTTGACGAAGGGTTCCCAGGCGGTTTCCACGGGGCCGGTGGATGCTGTGACGATGGTTTACGCGAAGGTGGGCGGAACACCGGCGGTGACCGCCGGCAAGAAGCTTGTTTTTGCTATTGCTTACGGTATTCAGTAGTTTTTTTCCCGTCGGTTTGTCCATAGGGCCGTCTCTGCATGGAGGCGGCCCTTTTTGCTGTTCCGGAGAAGAAACGTTGATTTTCGCCAACTTGCCCCGGTTGAACGCCCTGGGTTATGTTCAGGGGAAATGAAGAGGATTTCCTTTAATGGAGGCGAGCTTTCGCCCGGGATTGCCGCGCGTCCGGATCTGGATGTTTATCATCGCGGGGCGTCCGTGCTGGAGAATGTGGATGTTTCCCAAACGGGGGGAGTTTCCCGGCGGCACGGGATGAGGAGGGTGGCCGCCGCTTTGGAGGGTTCCCTTCTTCTTCCCTATGTTTATTCCACCAATGACCGTTTTCTTGTGGAGGTGGCTCCTTCTCTGCTGCGCGTGTTGTCCGTTGAGGGGGATGTGGTTGCCTCCCTGCCTTCCGTGTGGACGGCGGCTGACGTTGCCGCCCTGCGCCACAAGCAGGTGAACAGCATGTTGTTTCTGGCCTGCCCTACGCATGAGCTGATGGTGCTGAGACGGGATGACGAGGGCATGTTTTCCCTGGCGCCCTATGAGTTTAAGGCCCGCCCCTGGCGGTATGAGGAGTTCCGGGATTTTCCGGTGCGCCTGACGCTGGATGAGGGGTGTTACAGGGTGTCTTTCGGGGAGCATGCGTCCGATGCGGACGCGGCGGTGAATGAGGGGGATGTGATGCGCGTCCAGGTGACGGTGCCCCAGCAGACCGGGTTCAGCACGGGGGCCGTGATTCGCCAGGGCTGGGTGGTTGCCGGGGCGTTTACGGCGGCCAGCGCTTTCACGGCTGGGAAAAAGCTCTGCCTCAATGAGGGGAGTTATTGGTCCTGGTGGACGTGCGACAGGGATTTTAACGGGGCGGCGGATTTTGTGGACGGCCTGACGTCTCCGGCGGATTATCCGGAGCATTTTCATAAGGGCGTGATTTGCCATTCCAATACGATTACCTGCAAGGGGACATGGAAGTTTTGGTGCAGTAAGGAGTGGTACGGCACGTATGCCGTGGAGCGGCGTTTTCCCGATGAGGATTGGCAGCTGCTGGGGACGTCCACTTCCATGGTTGGCTCGGCTTCCAATTTGCAGATTACCGGGGACGAGAGCGAAGAGGAGTGCTACCTGCGCCTGATGTTGTATGAGTCCCGGCTTTCCAGCGGTTCCGATCCCAGCCAGGGGTTTCCTCCGGACAGCTGCGGGAATAAGCTGGTGGTGGATGCTTATAAGAAGGATGTGGTGCTGCGGCTGCGTTCCGGCTCCCGGCCTGCTTCCATACAGCGGTTTTCGGTTCCCGCCACGCCGGCGTTGCGGCATTTCCTGACCTGTACGGCGTCTTCCATCCGGGCAAGCCGCGTGTGGGTGGATGAGGTGGAGGTTCCGGGGGCGTCCGCCGTGCTGACGCTGGGGCCCGACGGTGTTGACGTGACGCCCAGGGGGCTGCCCGCGGATGCGCTGGAGGACGGGAAGACGGTCCGGTTTGCCTGGACGGAGCCGCGCAAATCCGGGGCCGTGACGCTGGACGCCCGCGGGATGAGGACGGATTTTTGGCCAGCCGGGGCGAGGTTTGACGTGAATGTGACGGGGAACGCCCTGACCGGAATGGGTGAGGGCGCGGTGGTTCGGTTGACGGCCTGGTCCGCCGGGGATGCGCAGTTTACGACGGTTTGGAAGAGCAGTGCGGATGTGTATACCGCGCCGGCCAGCGGGTTTTATACGGTTAAGGTTGTTCATGATAAGGGCAGTACGCTGGAGGCTGCCGAGTGTCAGGCGGAGTTTTCCGGGGTGGCTTCCGGGGTGGTGAAGCCGGAAGTCCGGGAGGAGATGTCCGCGGCGGGGTTGTCCACCAGCGACGTGTTTAAGTTGACGCTGCCTTTGGAGGGCGATGCGTATGATTATTGCGTGTATGCCGGGTTGCCCGCAGTGAATGCCCTGGTGGTTGACGGGGAGCGTTTTTCCGGGGAGTGTCCGTTGTCCAGAGAGGGGCGGACGCTGACGGTGAGGCCCAGGGGGCTGACGACGGATGATGTGGGCGCCGGGAGCATGGTGCGCCTGGAGTGGACGCAGGCGGCGGAGTCCGTCAATAAGAGCGGGAACGGGAATGCGGCCAGCATTTTCATGAGCCGTTTTTTAACGGCGGGTACGGTGGTGACGCTGCAGGGATGGAGGTCTGTCCAGTCGGGGATGGAGATTGTGCTGCCTTCCACGATCAAGGGGATGTCCGGCGGCAGGTATGCGGAGGTGTTCAGCGCGATGGAGGAGGCGTCTTACACGGTGCCGGAGGATGGTTTGTTTTTGATTAGCGTACAGGCATGGACGGAGAGTAATGTGAAGTTGCGTTCCCGTGTGCGGGTGGAGGTGCCGGCCTGCACGGCGTGGATGGAGGCGGAGGCGGCCGAGGTGACGGCTTCCGCGGAGTATTCTCTTTGGGATAATGTTTCCGCGGTTCCGGAGGGGGTTCCTCCGTCCGGGGAGTCGTTGATGTGGAGTTTCGCGGCGTTCCGGGGGGTGTACGGGTTTCCTTCCCTGGTGGATGTGTTTCAGCAGCGCCTGGTGTTGGCCGCTACGCAGGCCCAGCCGCAGACGGTGTGGTTGAGCAAGACGGATGACCTCAACAGTTTCGAGGTGGGGAAGCAGGATGATTCCGCGCTGGCTTTGACGTTGAGCACCACAACGCAGAACAGGATTTGCTGGCTGATGGCGCAGAGTTCCCGGCTGCTGCTGGGGACGGCGGACGCGGAGTGGACGGTGTCCGGGGGCCAGGGGGTGATGACTTACTCCAATGCGCGGGCGGACAGCCACGGGTTTGTGGGGTCTTCCGATGTGCCGGCCCTGATGGCGACCGATAAGGTGCTGTATGTGGAGAGGGGCGGCGGACGGGTGTATCAGTACGGGTATGATTATGAGAGCGACGGGTTTGTGTCCCGCGATTTGACGGTGTTCGCCGATCATGTGCTGGCCGGCGGCGGCGGGGTTACTTCCGGGGATTTTATGAGGAAGCCCCACCCGCGGGCGGTGATGACCCTGGCGGACGGCACGCTGGCGCTGATGACTTATAATAGCATGCACCAGGTGCATGCCTGGCACCGTCACAGGACGGAGGGGCGGATGTCCAACGCCGTGGTGCTGCCCAATGGGACCGGGGAGGATTTGCTGTTTGTGTCCGTGGAGCGTGAGGATGGGCGGTTTGTGGAGGTGTTTGATCCGGACGGCCCGTTTGTGGATGCCGGCGCGTGGGATTTTACGTCCACGGTGGTGACGAATGCGCTGGATGTGGCGGAGTCCCTGGGCAGGGATAGACAGGCCGTGGCCGTGCGCGTGTTTTTTGCTTCCGATACGGCCCCGGCCGGTATTGAGGTGTCCAATGACGGGAGCGCCTGGGACCGGTTGAGCAAGACCAGGACGATGGAACGGGGATGGCATGAGGTGCTTCCGTCCGCCATGTGGAGGCGGGATGTGCGGTTTGGCATCCGGGTTTCCGGGGACCGCCCCCTTGAGTTTTTAGCTGTTGATACGCAATGACGGAGCCTGCGAAGACGAGACCGGATTGGAAGGAGCTGCTGGCCGACAGGTGGTGGCGCCTTAATCATTTGTATTGGATTGAGGATAAGGAGGGCCGGATGGTGCGCTTCCGCCCGAATTGGGCCCAGGAGGAGCTTTTTCACGGGCTTTGGTTCCGCAATACGATTTTGAAGGTGCGCCAGCTGGGGATTTCTACGTTTTGCGCCATTTATATGCTGGATCTTTGCCTGTTTGGGAGGAATCAGCATTGCGGGATTATTGATAAGACGCTGGAGGACGGGGAGGCCAAGCTGCGCAAGATTGCTTTTGCTTATGAGCATTTGGATTTTTTGCCGGAGAATCCGACGATGGAGGACCGGGCGCTGGCTGCTTTGGGGAGGATGGTTAAGGAGGGGTGCGCTGTGGTGGAGAAGAGGGCCACCCGCATGGCCTGGTCCACGAACGGGTCTGTTGATGTAGGGGTTAATTTGCGCGGGTCCACTCTCCAGTTTTTGCATATTTCCGAGTTTTCCTATACGGCGCTGCATGATCCGGCCAGGGCCAGGAAGATCCGCACGGGCGCGTTGAATACCGTTGGCAAGAGCTGCGTGGTGGTGATGGAGTCCACCCACGAGGGAGGGAAGGCCGGGCTGGCTTACCAGTTGATGGAGCAGGCTATGGAGATGGTGGGCAAGCCTCTTTCCAGCCTGGATTTCAGGTTTTTCTTTTTTTCCTGGATCCAGCATCGGGAGTATTGCCTGGAGGGGGTGGAGCCGAGGCTGGATGATTTTTTGCGGGATTATTTTTCCGATTTGAAGAGGCGTTACGGGATTGAGTTGTCCGAGGGGCAGAAGGCGTGGTACGCTACCCAGTACAGGATTAACGGGGCGGAGGTGAAGCAGGAGTTTCCCACCGTGCCGGAGGAGGCTTTGCAGACGTCCGTGGAGGGGGCTATTTACGGGAGGTGGATTTCTGCCCTGCGGGCCGAGGGGAGGATCGCCGCCGAGTTTGAAGTGGATGACGTGGCTCCGATTTATGCTTCCTGGGATTTGGGGTTGAGCGATTTTATGGCGATTTGGCTTTGGCAGGTGGTGGGCGGCAGGTATTACGCGCTGGATTATATTGCCGGGAATAATCAGGCGGTTGATTATTACGTGGGGCAGATCCGGATGAGGGAGAGGGAGTTCGGGCCTGTCGCCCTGCACCTGCTGCCGCACGATGCGGCCAGGAGGGATTTTTCCAAGACTTCTTTTGAGTCCGTGCTGCAGCGGGCCGGGTTCCGCACGGCGATTGTGCCGCGCACGTCCGATATCTGGACCGGGATTAACGCGCTGCGGAATATGCTGCGTTTTTGCGTGTTTCATGAGCGCTGCAACCGGCGCCCGGAGATTGACGGGCAGAAGTATGTTTCCGGGGTGGGGTCCCTGGAGTATTACCGCAGTTTGCCGCCGGGGTCCAACGGGTGCGTGCGGGAGATGCCGCTTCATGACGCCTGTTCCCATGGCGCGGATGCGGCCCGGACGTTTGCCGAAGCGGTGAGCCGCGGCCTGGTGTCCGGTCATGCCGGGGAGCCGGAGAAGGTGAAGAGGCCTCACAGACGCCCCGACGCTCTGGAGGGGATGCTTTATTGAGAGGTTGGCTGATCTTCTAAGGTTTTAATTTCTTTGCGAAGCTGATCTTCATCAATGGAAATAAAACAGTCAAAGGGAATGATATGGCGCTCCCCGTTTTCACGAGTGATGATTTTACAGTTATCCGGACGCATGTCCGCAATGTAAAAAACGGCTATTTTGTAAACGTTACCTTTGTAGCCGTGATAGTTATTTTCATCTTTTATTTTTTCACACGGGTATTGCCGACGGAAGAGATCGTCCATTTCTTCAATGGAAGAAGGGATGTCCCCGTCTACAATCCGCTGACGAGTAAGTATGGCTCGATCCTTATCTTTTACGATTACCCCCAAGAGCTCAATTTCCGTATTAAAGAGAACGTTGTGGAGAACAAGACGCGTCAGGTATTCCTTAACAGATGCCAACGTTACGTCTTTAGTTTCTGAATTAAAGGTATATCCAGAGCAGTTCCATTTGGTTTTCTTATAGTAGTATGGAGGAGCCAGAAATACGTCGTGTTCGTGTCCTTGCTCACCCCATTTTACAATATTGTCTTTGAGGTATGGAAGACCGAAGACATGTCCTAGTTGTGGCAGGAATGGCCCAATGTCTCCAGGGTAAAGCGCCCCGTTGCCTTGCGCCCATTCGTATAATGCTTTCCATTCAATATCGAATCTCTCACTTTCATCGATCTCAGGAATTCTGCCAAGTAATGTCTGTACGGCTTTGAAGGCTGTGATTGGATCAAATCCTTTGAGATTTGAGCGTTTTCTATCAGACATTTCAGGTCAAAAGAGTTATCGGGCAAGCAAGATTTTGCGATACGTGACGAGCGCGCAGTACGGCGTCCAGGCTCCATTTGCTCACAGGCAATGATCGCTTGGAGAACGTCGTGGATGTCCATATCGTTGTTCACTGACGGGAAGGGGTAGTTACTGGTTAGTTCAGCAGGGTTAGACAGAGAAAAGGGCTTTTTATTCCTTTTTTTTCTGTCTTCCCGAGGCAGCACGGTATCTGTGGATTTATCAATTTGCAAGATATTTTCTTTTCATGAAGAGGTGAGTTGATGGATGGCCGCTTGGATTGTCCGAGTTGTTTTTAGTTGATTCCGCCGGACAAGTCTCCCCATTTGATACGTTATGAATTTGAGTGTGAAGGCGGGATAGAAACATTGATTCTCGCCAACTTGAAGGAAGTCCGCCCTCATGCGATTGTTGGGGAATGGATAAGCTGACGTTTTTTTCACAGTGCCTTTCCCTGCTGGGGGATCAGGAGTTTGTGATGGATTCCCCGGCGGCCAGGGCTTGCGAGTTGTGGTTTCCTTCCGTGATGCTGGAGGCCGTTTCCTATGGCCCGTGGTCGTTTGCCACGAAGGAGGCCGTGCTGGCGTGCCCGGAGGGGAACGGCCGGTTTCCTCTGCCGGAGGATTGCCTGAAGTTGTTGAAGGTGGAGGCCAGGCGCTGGCGCATGGCCGGCCGCGTGGTGATTTGCGAGGAAGCTCCTTCCCTGCTGCAGGTGCGGTTTTTGTCCAATGAGGCGGCTTTGGCAGAGATGCTGCCGGATCATGAGCCTTTGTTTGTGGAGGCCGTGAAGTGTTTGCTGGCTTCCAAGGTGGCGGCCACGGTGACGGGCAAGCCGCAGAATGTGGGCGTGTTTTTGGAGTTGTACAGGGGGTATGTTGCCGACGCCCTGTATCACGATGTGAGCCAGCGCGGGAGCAATGACCAGCATCCGCTGAAGGATATTTTGGATCGTTCCATTTTGTAGGGTTATGGGCAGTATCGGTTCTTATGCGACGAACAGGGCCAACGCGAAGAGCGCGCTGGCACAGGGACGGGCGGCGCGGGATGCCGCGTATGTGAATGCGGCCAATACCGAGGCGGAGTCCGCTTCCGCTTTGCGTCTTGCCGCCGAGAATATGGCGACAGCCAGGCGCAATCAGACGGCCGCCACGGCTTCCGTGCGGGCTGGGAGGGGCGCTTCCGGGTTTACTTCCGAGGGGTCCGGCAGCCAGGCGGAGCTTGCCGCGGCCGAAGTGCTGGAGAAGCAGATTTCCGATTTGTCCCTGGGCGCGGCGATCAGCGACCAGAGCAAGCGCTATGAGGCGGCGATGCAGCGCTGGGAGGGGGATGCCGCGCTGGTGAGCGCGCAGAATCAGGCGGCGGCTTATAAGTCCGCCGCTTCCGGGGCCCTGGTGTCCACGGGGATTCAGCTTGGCGGGGCTTTGATAGGCAGCATTGGCGCCGGAATGGGGGCTTTCGGTTCGACGACGGCCGACCAGGGGTTTTTTGCCGGTTATGATCTGGGCGGTTTGGCCGGGAGCGTGTTTCCCGGGTCTACGGCGGATCCCCGCCTGGGGATGATGACGCTGGGGGCCTGGGCGGCGAGTCCGGAGAAGAGCGGGTTTTCTTTTTACGATTACCTGGGCGGCCAGAAGTGGAATCCTTACAGGAGCGTGTGGCGATGAATGCGTTTGATGCGACCGTGAGCGCTTATGCGGAGGTGGGCCGGGATTTGTGGACGGATGTGAAGGATTGCGCGTCCCTGGGGCTGGCGTTCGTTTCCCCGGAGGAGGTGTGCCTGGCTCTGCCCTCCGAGAGGCTGGGTGAGTTGTGTTTTCCTCCTGTGGGCATGCCGGATCTTCCGGAGAGGTGCTTGTTTGTGTGGTGGGCGGCCGGGGAGCCGCGCGAGCTGGCCCGGCTGGCCCGGCAGTTTTCCCGCAGAGGTTTTACGCATGTGGCCTGGCAGCGGTTTTTGCGCGGGCCGAAGGTGCATGTTTTTTCCATTGATCAACTTACCGGTTTTATATCACGATGAGCGAGTTTTCTTTATACGGCGGGCCGTCCCTGCAGACGGCCAAGGCTGATCCCGGTGTCGCGGCGCGGGCCGCCAATGGCGATCAGGGCCAGGTGCTGGGCGCGTCCGTCCAGAAGGCCGAAGAGGCGGTTCAGGGGAGCGCGGAGGCGTTTGCCAGGATTTCCGATTTCGGGGAGATGCAGCGGCAGGAGGTGGAGCTGCGACGCATCCGGGACGAGTCCGACGCGAAGTTTTCCAGGATGCTGGCTTTCGCGCCGGGCACGAAGGAGAGCGTTTTTGAGAAGGACGGTTCCATCCGGCAGGGGAAGCTGAAAGATTTGGCTTACGAGTTCGGCCAGAAGATTGACGCGCTGGGTGGCAGTTTTTTCCACCCGGAGAGCGCCATGAAGGCGGAGGCTGTCAGGGCTTCCGTGAGGTCAAGCCTGCCGGAACGTTATTGGGGGCTGGCTGCCAAACATCAGCTGGGCGTTGCCAGACAGGCTTTCGATACGAGTTTGAAGCTGGCCGAGGAGAAGCAGGATTGGGGCGGTTACGAGAGGTCTGTTGATGACGCCGTAGCTTCCGGCACGATTTCCCGTGACGAAGGTGAGCTGCGTTTATTGAGAGGGAGGAAGAAGGCTTCCCGCCATCATTTTGAGAACCTGGCCGCGACTAACCCGGATCTTGCCGCCGAGATGATTAACCGCGGGGAGCTGGACGGGTATTTTTCCGCCTCCGAACAGGATGAGATGATGCGTTCTTTGCGGCGTCAGGACGACAACAGGCTTACGGAGGTAGTCGAGCAGACGGCTTCCCGTCCTAAGTCAAAGAACGACAGGCAGGCCGTGACGAATGCTTTGCTGTCCGGTCCCGTCTATCAGGAAGAATTGGGGTTTCATGCGGTTTATGAGCGCGACGGGGATTACAGCGCCTGCGCTCCGCAGATTGATTCTTTCATTTACCGGGTTGCGGATATGGTGAGGGCTGGAGAAGAAGGGCCGGATTTGGCGAGCAAGAAGGAAAATGTGATCCTTCTGTGCAAGCGTTACGCGAAGTCAGCCGAGTTCCAGAAGGATGTTTTGAACCGCATGGATAAGTGGGCCAAGCGCAAGGAAAAGTACAAGATGTTGAATGTTTCCGAGCGCATGAAGGAGATGGATGGGGCTCCGTTGTACCGTCAGGCGGATTATAATAACGTCATTGGCACTCTTGATGCCGAGGCGAAGAATGCCTGGCAACTCTACGCTGATTCCTCCAAAGGGTCCGACACACCCAAAGACAGTGAAGATACATGGATCAAGAGGTTCAAGAAGGAGAAGATTGAGAACCTGCAAAAGAATCTTGCCGCCAAGACCGAGATTGCCGTTCGTGATGATTTTGAGGCCTGGTTTGATGGAGAGGTGCAGGGGAACGGGAAGGAGCCTTCCTATGTTTTGCAGGAGGATATGCTTCAGACTATTTTAAGAAAAGTAACAGGTCGCAATGATTTAGTTATTCCGAGTCGTGGGAGATTGATGGATGAATACCAGCAGACTGCAAGCGAGAAATGGAGAGATAGGGATAGTGAACGGTTTAATGCTGGCCCCAAATTATTGAGTGAAGGGGAGAAGCAGACGCTGCGCCGGAAGGATATGTTGCGCAAGCCGTTTACGTTCCCTGCCATGGTTTCCGTAGATACCGTGAATACGAACGCGCCCGCCGGCATTCTTCTGCCGGAGAGCATGAGGCAGCGGTTTGGCGACGACGTTTCCGGACTGGCCGCCCTGGTTCCTTCTTCCTCTTCTTCCCGCCGCGGGAAGCCCCTTCCCGTGGTGGGCTACACCAGGGGGAGTTCCCCCCAGCTTACCCTGTCCGGCGCCAGCAAGCTGCGGATGACGTTTTCTTCCAAGATGGATACGAATGTGACGATTTCCCCTGCCAGCCCGGAAATGAGGGAGTTTTTCAAGAGAGAATATCCGGGAAGCCAGGATTGGGAGCAGGATGCCGGAGAGTCCAGGGTGCCTGCCGCCAAGCTGGGGGGGCTGGGACAGTACAGCCAGGCTTTTTATGATGCGGGAAGGAAGTATGGCGTGGATCCGAAGCTGTTGATGGCTATTGCCATGCACGAGACCGGCAAGGGAACGAGCGCCGCTTTCCTGCGCAAGAATAACGCCATGGGCATCAGCCCGAATGGAGGGGGACCGCGCACTTTTTCCTCCGTGGAAGAGAGCATTAATTACGCCGCCCGCCTGTTGAGGAAGCATTATCTGGACCAGGGGTTGACGACGATTGCCGCCATTGGAGGGAAGTACGCTCCGGCAGGAGCCGGGAATGATCCGCGCGGATTGAATAAGCATTGGGTCAACGGCGTAAGCAAGTATTACAAATCATTTTAACATTGAACATATTATAAATATTTTTCACTATGAACGACAATTTTTCCTTTGACGGGGCCGACGCTGCGGATATGCCTCTGGATCTTTCTTTTTCCTCCCTGCCGCTGCCGGAGGGCGAGGCTGCCGCCGGATTTCACCTGCCGGAGATGGAACCGGGAACAGGACAGGAGCAAGCAGCAGCCGACATTAATCTTTTGAATGGAAGCGACGTGATGGAAACCACTCCTTCCCCTTTTCCTGCTCCGGAAGATCCTTCCGAAACGGAGTTCCGTCCGCAGCTGACGGATCCTGAATCCCTGCATGACCAGGGGGCTATGATGATGTACGGCGCAGCAGAGCGAGAAGAGAGGCGCAGAAAGGATAAGCAGGCCCGGCTGATGGATGTGCTGCGGGCCGGGGCCATGGATGGAGAGGGCAGAAAGAAAGCTGCGGAACTCTGGGGCCAAGATGCTCTGAACCGCCTTGATCTGGCTAGCGAACATGACCGAGCTTATATGCTTGGGAATCGCCTGATGGAGACCATCGGTGACGGAGATAGAGATGTAGGCCGCCAGATTTACAAGAACGCCAACAATTTGTGGGGAACAGATGTTGTTACGGCAGACCAGATTTGGAAGGATTTTCAAGGGAGGCATCAGAAGACGCTGGACGCCTATAATGAAAATCTGAAGAGGGTTCAGACTGAACAGGAGGAGATTTCCCGCCGGATAGTGGATTGCGTAGCCGGGAAGGAAGGCAGCTGGGACGCGTGTCCTGCCGATTTGCTGAAGTATGCCGAGAGTCCGCAGAAGGCTGCCGATTCCATCATGAGGGCGCGGCGGGCGTATGCTTTTGCCGAGAGGCGCGGGTTTGAGGATGTCTGGCGCTCCGACGCGCTGGACATGGCCGATCTGCTGACAGTGAATGTCAACGGGAATGAGGTGCTGGACCAGCAGGCGTTGATGTTGCTGATGACCGCGATTGACCGGAAGGTTCAGGAGAGCCAGACGGATTCCGCTGCTTTCTGGCGCAATTTGTATAGAAGTTTTGCCGACACGGCGCGCGGCGCGGAGAGCCTGGGCGTGAAGGCGGTTCAGGCGGTGAGGGGCATTCCCGGCATGAGCGGAATGGAAGAGTGGTATTCCAATAATATTGCTCCCCTGCAGGGGGTGAAGGATACGTTTGACGGACAAAGGCAGCTCTTCGACCGCTACGAGCAAAGACGCGAAGCGCTGAATACGATGCAGGATGTGATGCACGAGTTCGGACAGCGGATGCGGGGCACGAGCCCTGATGCGTCCTGGTACGTCAAGGCGATTAACGGAGCCGGGAATATCACCGGGCAGAGCCTTTCCTACATGGCTCCCGGCGGCTGGGCCCTGGCGCTGGCCGGGGATATGGGGCACGCCGGGAATGCCGCCTCCCGCAACGGGGATTCCCTGGTGGACGTGACGATCAACGGGCTGCGGAATACGGTGGAGGAAAAGGGGTTTGGGGTGTTTTCCGTGTTCGGGCGCATGGGGGCCATCAACAAGCTGATGACCAGGACGGGAACCGGCGCCCTGGCGAGACTGGCCGCGAAGGTGCCGGGGCGCACGTTTTTTGCCGGGACGAGAACCGGCAAGATGCTTTCCACCCCGGCGTTTGCCTACGTGGAAGAGATGGCGGCGGAACCTCTGGCCGGGGAGTTGTTCGAGTGGACGGCCCGGAAGTTGTCCGGGATGACGGGAATGGAGGTGAAGCCGAAGGATTTCGAGGTGGTGGGCCCCGTGCTTCAGGCGATGGGGGATGTGGAGCAGTCCGGCGGATGCGCGTTGTTTGTGGCGGCCATGGCTGCCGGCCACGCTCCGAGGATGAAGCAGGAAGTGGCGGCGTTCGTGACGGATGCGCAGCGGGCCCAGCTGGCCGGATATACGAAGAAGCATGCCGAAGAGATGGCGTCTTTTTCCACGGCGGAGCACAAGGCTGCGCTGGCCCAGAAGTATTTCGAGACTGATGTATTGAAGGATCCAGAAGGAGCCGCCGAACGGGCGCGGAAGGCCGGCGCCGAGCTGGCGGACCGGCAGGAGGCCCGGCTGTACCAGATGTCCGGCGCTCTGGACAAGGTGCTGGAGAAGGCCAACATTGGCCGTATCCGCAAGCTGGAAGGAACGGACAGGTACGAGGTGAGCCTGCGGGAGGGCGCTGTAGTGAACGGCGTGAAGATGGAGGAAGACAGGAGCGTGGAGATGAACGAGGAGCAGACGGACGCCCTGGTTCAGGTAGTGCTGCAGGGGGCTTATTTGAATGGCGTCCGCGTGATGCAGGATGCCGTGCTGGGGAATGCCGCGATTTCGGAAGCCGGGAAGATGGATTTTATTGAGACGCTGGATATGTTGTCCGAGGAAGCGCCTGCGGAGTACCGGAAGGCGGCCGCCGAAACCGGAGGGATGACCGTCCCGGGGTTGATGGATGTGGCCGCGCGAGCCCAGGCGAGGATTGACGCGATTGTCCGGGAAGAGGGCGTGTCCGTCCAGGAAGCCAGAAGCAGGACGGATGCCGAAGTGATGGGGAAGGTTCAGCTTGGTTCCATTGCCGATTTGGCGGCGGCTTTTGAGAGGCGTCTTGATCATGCAGTGCGTTCCGGAGAGATTACGAGGGGGAGATCCGAGGAGATCAGGAACGGCACGGCGGCGGCCAGCTTCGCCCACCGGTTTACGATGGCGACCGATCCTGGGAGTTCCCTGCTGCTTTACGCAGGAGGCCATGCCACGACGGCCAACGTGATGGAGGATGTGCAGGAGTCCGCCCTGGTTCATTACATGAACCTGACCGGGAAGGATTGGCAGGATTTGTGGGAGCATTTGCAGGCGGCGGACGCCGTGTTGGGAAGGTACGGCGTGAGTCTGGGGACGTATGAGGGCCCGGCGCATGATGCCAGGGACGTGGTGGAAAGTTTTTCCAACCTGTCCCTGTCTTCCTCCCTGGCGGATATTGAGAGCCTGCCCGTGCCACAGTGGGTGAAGGACACCGCGGAGTTCGCCCTGAAGAATCTGGAGGATTCCGCCCGCATCATACGCATGGGCGAGCAATGGAACGAGTTTGCCGCGACGGACGAGGGGAAGAAGTTTATGGAAGAGCACGGAGGCCTGGCAGACGCCCTGCAGGCCGTGGGCGTGAGTACGGAGAGCGTTTTCCGCCAGGCGCGGATGGATGCCGCGCAGAAACTGGATGTGGAGATGGTGCACGCGGACCTTGCTTCCCGCAGGGCTCCGGGGGATGCCACGATGACGCTGGGCGAGCTGGAGGCACTGGAAGAGTCCATGGCGCGGATGGATGCCGCGGAGGATGTGGAAGAGACCGCGGAAGAGGAGGATGAGACTGATCCCGTGACCGGCATTGCCGGGAATTCGGCATCCCCCGCTCCGCTGGTGGAGGATGCCGGCGGCTCCCTGGAGGGGGTGGGGGAAGAGGCCGAACACGATGAAGAGGCCGGCGCGGAGTTCCGCGATCACGCGTTTGTGCGGGTGGCGCCGGATTGCGTGTTTGCCCAGGTGCGGGTGGATTCCCTGGCCCTGGCGCCGGATGTGGAGCAGTTCAAGCAGGGAGATCATAATGAACGCGGAGCCGTGAAGGGGCGCGAGCTTCAGGGACGGTTCCGGGAAGACGCCCAGCCCATTTCCGTGTGGCGGCGCAGGGATGGAGCCCTGCATGTGATTACCGGACGCCACCGGTTTGATTTGGCCGTGCGCGACGGGGTGGAGTTTATTCCGGCTTACGTGTATGAAGAAGATGATGCGCATGACGCCACTTGGGCGAAGATGCACGACGTCGGGCAGAATATGCTGGACGGTCAGGCGTCCGCGCTGGAGGTGGCTTTTTTTGTCCGGAATTCCAATATGGGCCGGGACGAGATGGAGGCGCAGGGGTATTTGCGCCCCGGTTCCGCCAATGTGATGGGCTGGGATATTGCCACCCTGGCCGGGGATGAGGTGTTTACCCGCCTGAAGAACGGGGTGATTACGGATAACGAGGCGTGGAAGGTATGCCGCCTGTCTTCAACGGAGGCGGGACAGATGCTTGCCCTGCAGCTGCGCGAGAAGGGGAAGCCGTGGGATTACGTGGCGGCCTATGTGAAGGAGGCGGACCGGGTGGCTGCGGAGAAGTCCCGGGAGGGAGAGGCGTTTGATTTGTTCGGCAACGATACGTCCTGGCAGGAGGATTGCGAGAAGGTGGCCCGCTTTGCGGCCCGGGGGATTTCCCTGATTGCCGAACGCCTGTCCCTTCTGAAGAAGTCCAGAGGCATCAGCCGGCGGAAGGATTTGGCGGGCAGGATGGGCATCCGCCTGGAGACGGACGCAGATTTGAATGCGGCCATTCATGATTTGGAAAGAGCCAAGGGGGCATGGCAGTCCCATGACCCGGCGCTGCACCTTCATGACCGCGCCCTTGCCTGGGACGGCACGAGTGAAGTGAATCCGTTCGAGCGTGTGCCCGTTTCCGGGGCGACGTTTTCCGTGGTTGCCATGGATAGTTCCGGAACTGTCCTGGCTCCGGAGACGTTCGTCACCCGGGAAGACGGAAGTCCTGACTGGTTTGTGATTCCGCGCCGCAAGAGGCAGCCAGCCATGCCGGTGCGGCTGCTGGTGGGTTCCGATGTCGGGGAGCATCGCGGCTATGGACTGACCCATATCCTGGCTTCCCGCGGGTTTTCCTTCTGGAAGGACCGTTCCCCGGAACGCTATATCAGTTCCATTCTGGCGAATGTGAGCGAGCTTTACGAGGTGGCGCCCGGGCGTGAGCTGCTGGTTAAGGGAAGGCAGCCTTCTTCATGGATGCTGCTGCAATTGGACCGGAAGGACGGGTTTTATTCCATTGTCTCGGCTTATCCAGTGCGGCAGGGCAAGAAGCCGCTGGGGAAGAAGCTCCCCCTTGCAGAGCGACAACCTGCAAACGCGAATAGCGGCACCGCGCGCCTAGGTCCAGGATCGGCAAGCAAGGCCGCTCTGCCGTCCCAATCCGCTGGCGGGGGAGATGGTTTTTCCTTACCACAAGGGGCGCATGTTGTCAACGTGAATGAAGTGGAATGCCGGTTTGACGACGGGGCTATTGTTCCGGCGACGTTTTCCCTATCTCTGGAAAAAGAGGCAATCAAGAAGGAAGCTGTGGCTGCGGGCACGTTCATGAAGGCCCCGAACGGGAAGGAAACGAATCTGACGGAAGACCAGTGGCTTGCCGTGCGCACGGCGGCGTTTAAGAATTGGTTTGGCGATTGGGAGAAGGATCCGCAGAATGCTTCCAAGGTGGTGGACGAGAACGGGGAGCCGAGGGTGGTGTATCATGGGACATACGGTGATTTCACGGTGTTTGACAAGGCCAAGATTGGATCTGCTACTGATTATGGTATATGGGGTAGAGGATTTTATTTTACCAATATGGAGAATACTCCGTACGGGAACAAGAAGCTGGCTCTGTTTCTGAATATCAGGAATCCGTTTATTTTTAATGATTACAAGTCTGCTGAAGAGATAGGCGATTATTTAAATATTTGGGATGGGAATTTTCATGAAGATGACAGGTTTGGAATATTCCGGCCGTATGCGACAGGAGCGGCCCAGATAGCCGATAGTGCTCAAGAAAGAGGACATGATGGACTCATTGCTGTACTGGGTAAATGGACGGAGTACATTGCCTTTGAGCCGAATCAGATCAAGTCCTCCACGAACAACCGGGGGACGTTTGATCCGAAGAATCCGGACATTACGTTTTCCATTGTTTCGGCACAGGAACAGGGCTTGTTCCGGGACGGCCATTTTGAGGCGGGCAACGCTGTGATTACGGAACCGGGGGTGACGTTCTCCATTACTGCCCTGCATGCTTCCCCTCACAGTTTTCGCAAGTTTGATACGGCGTTCATGGGCAAGGGGGAAGGAGCGCAGGCGTATGGCTGGGGACTTTATTTTGCGGAAAATCCGGAGGTGAACCGGAGTTATCTGAACCAGTTCGCGCAGGACAAGGCGACATGGAGGTTCAGGGAGTTGGAGGCTTCCAATGTGGATGATATGGCCAGAGGGTTGCGCGACCGAATAGTTTTCCCGGAACATGTCAATCGGTTTGAACCAGGCGTGTTGGATGCCGTTTATAGTGTTCTTGGCGATTTGTCTGACGCCAGAGGGGATAAGGGGAAGATAGAAGCGATTAAGGAGGAATTGAGGGAAGATATCCGCATCAATGAAGGTTATTCTGACCAATATCCCCAGGCAAAAAGACAGGCCGATGCTGAAAATATAGCTTACCAATATTTGCTTGATCATCTGGACGAGATAGAGGTCAGGACGGGCATGCCTTCCAATTACCGCGTGGAGCTGAATGTGGAGGATTATTTGGACTTCATGGAAGGAGGGGAGCTGCTGTTTTGGGATAAAGGGTACGGCTCATCTACAACATCCAGAATAGGAGATTGGCTTCTGGATGAGGGCAAGGAAGAAGCGTATTCTTTGTTCAACGACAAGGATCCGGAAAATGGGTATTGGATGGGGGGCAAGATTTACCGCTCGTTGGAGGATGCCTTGGGAAGCCCCAGAGAGGCGAGCGAGTTTCTGTTAAGGCATGGAGTGAGGGGCATCAGGTACGCAGACGGTTTTTCCCGCTGGAAGGCGGAGGAGAAGCAGACGTATAATTACGTGATTTTTGACGGCAACGATATTAAGATTACGGCGTTTGCGGACGAGTCCACCGGGGGAGCGTGGGCGGATTATGAGGATCCGACGGCGAGTTTCTCTCTTGCCACGAGAGAAAGTGTCTGGGTGACGCTGGAGCGGGAGGCGCAGAAGAACCGTTTGGAGGTGCTGCGCAGCCAGACGGCAAAAGCGTTGGAGACATGGCGCCGGGTTTGCGCGGCCAACGATGTGAAGCAGGGAGACGGCGCGGAGGCGTTCGGAAGGGTCATGGCCGTGGTGGCTTCCATTTACAAGACGCTGCCGGAGGGGTACAGGTTTGGCCTTTACCCTTACATGAGAGCTGCCGAGAATCTTGCCACCCGTCTGGAGGACGGTCAGGCATGGCTTTCCGATGAGCTGAAGAAGGAGACGCTGATGGACGATACCAGCGAGCGCATGGATGCCGTGATTGACAAGCTGCTGGCCCGCACGCTGGAACAGGCAGACCGATATGCCGTCGACCAGATGCGGGCGGAGATGGTTGCCCGCATCAAGGCCGTGCAGCCGACGAAGAAGGCCAGCGGGAAGTTTAACAAGGGCAAGTTGAGCGCGGAGGATTACAGGCATTTGCACGGGATAGTCGCCATGATGAATACGGACCAGGAGGCGAAGGAGAAGCGAATGCTGGAGCTGGAGGGCGTGCTTTCCAGCAACCAGTCCACCGAAGAGGAACGGGGTGCGGCCGAGCTGGAATTGAAGGATTGGCACACGTTCGGATATCTGGCCGGGATGGGACTGGAGCAGACGCGCGCCTGCGCGCGCGCCCTTGCCCTGTTTATCACGACGGGACGGACGGCCTGGTCCACCCGGTTGGACGAGGAGAGGCGCCGGACGAAGTTCAAGGCCGAGAAGATTGTGGAAGGGCTTGGGCAGGCCACTCCCCAGGGAGGACGTGACGCGGAAGAGGATGCGAAGGCGTCTACGAGAACGAAGGCGGCCAAGTACCTGAAGTACGGTTTGCAGTCTTATTCCCAGCTGTTGAATGGATGGAAGAAGATTCCCGCCCTGCGCGGTCTGGCGCATGCCGAGGTTACTGCGATTGCCGAGGCGAATGTGGCGTTGAGGAATATGAAGCACGCCCGGGATCGGGAGGTGACGGCCCTGGTTAAGCGGTGTTTTGGCGTTCAGCGCACCAAAGATGTGGCAAGGGTTCTTTCCGATTTCAAGAAGACAGGGGATTCCGGCGTAGTGCTGAATCCGCTGGTGAAGGTGGAGCGCACCGTGAGGATCGCCGAGGCCCGCGAGTGGGTGGGGTTGTCTTTTGAGGAGAGGGAGGAACGACGCAAGGCAATCAGGAAGGAGTACAATGACCGGGGGCTTTCCGACGATAAGGCGTCCGTGCCGGAAGCGCTTATTCCGGAGATGCGCCGGCAGCTTGCCGAGCTGGATGAATTGGTGAAGGCCGGAGACGGACGGGCCAGAAGGAGGAAGAATATTACGGCGAAGGAGGAAGTGGTGCGCCCGGGCAGGAAGGGCGAGACGTTGAAGGTTTCCCGCGCCCAGGCGATGTATGCCATTTTGCTTTACGAGCAGGCCGAGTACGTGGAGACGATGCGGAATGAAGGCATTGGAGAAGCGGAGGTTGCCCGCCTGCGCGAGTTTGTGGGCGCCGAAGGGCTGGCGTTCGGCTACGGCCTGCGGGAGCTGATGAACCGGCAGGGAAAGCTGCTGGCCCGTGTGTATGAGGAGCGTGAGGGGGTTCCCTTCCCCGCGGTGGAGAATTATTTCCGGGCCGTGTTCCGGGCGGACCACAAGCTTGATACGAAGGCGTCTTTCGGGGAACAGACGAATGCCGTGGCCGGCGGGGCGAAGTACGGGATGCTGATTCCCAGGCGGAAGCACAATTTGCACCTGGCCTGGAATATGGATTGCGAGGCCGTGTTCCAGGCGGCGAGCGCCGAGGTGGAGAATTATATTTGCACGGCGGATATTACTGCCCGCTGGCGCGGCATTCTGGCGGACAAGGAGGCGGCAGCGTCCCTGAAGGAGCACATGGGGCGCCACGGGATTGATTCGCTGCGGCACTGGCTGGATGTGATCGACGGGGCCGGAGTGATGGAGGGGGGCGCCCTGCTGGCCGGAGCCCAGGCGACAAGCCGCTTCCAGAGCGCCAAGGCGGTGGCCCTGCTGGCCTGGAACGTGCTGACGATGCTCAAGCAGACCAGCGGCCTGATGCACGGGATGTTTGCCGGGGAGGTTGGCATGGGGAGTTTCCTGCTGCACCTGGGGCAGACGATGTCCATGACCGGACGCATGGGGGTGTTTGAGGTGATGAAGACGGAGGCTTTCCGGGCGAGGACCAATGACGCTCAGGCGGAGCTGGTGAGCCAGCTGATGGGGTATGCTTCCGATCAGAATTACACCGGAGCGATCAGGTTTTCCATGGCCGGCATGAGGGCTATTGAGAAGATGGACGTGTGGAGCAATGCCGTGTCCATGGCCGCCCTGTATAACGCGAAGTGGGCCGAGCTGGAAGAGGCAGGAAAAAGGACCGGCGTCCCGATGACGGATGATGAGATGCACGCCCTGTGCATGCAGAGCGTGACCCGGGCGCTGGAGCTGGTGGCCCAGCCGCTGACGCAGAGCCAGAAGAGCATGCTGGGGGCTTCCACGGGCCTGTTTGCGAAGATGGCCTGTTTTATGAGTTCCGAGGTGTTGAATAAGGTGGGGATGATCGTTTCTCATGTGAGCTCCGGGAATTGGGGGCAGGCTCTTGCTTTATATGGAATGATGTCCGTTGCCGAACAGACGGTGATTGCCCTGTGGCACGCCCTGCTGGATGACGAGGACGAGTGGGAGAAGAACGGCGGATGGTTCGGCGCCATGCTGGGGGCTCCTGTTGCCATGATTGGCGGGGTGCCGATGCTGGGTGCGGCGGTGGAGTTTGGCTACAAGCAGGCGACTGGACAGCGTATTTACGCAGGCACCGCGTCCGGAGTGATTGATTATTCCGCGATTTACCGGGCGGCCAAAAATACGTGGAAAGCCGTCACCGGGGAGAAGGAGATGACGTTTGCCGATTGGGCGGAATTGATTCTGCTGGATGCCAAGGCGGCCGCTTACGTGGCCGGAGCGGGCGCCGGGAGCCGCAGCAAGGCGGCTGATTCCGTGGCGTCCTGGCTCTTGTCCGTGGCTGGGGTGGCGAATTTGTCCAAGCCTGGGTTTAAGCTGGCGGAGTGATTCCAAAATATTGCAAGCTTGTGTTTCATTTTGTGCGCCATTATGGTGTGGACTCATGAAAGGCTTGCTGATTGCTGTTTGCGTTCTTCTGGGGGTGGCGCTGTTGCCGATGCCTTACGGGTATTATATGTTCCTGCGTTTAGCTGTCTGTGCTTATGCTGTCTTTGTATTTGCACAGGAACAGAAGAAGGGAGTTTGTTTTGGAAGCGTGTCAGCCGCCGCTATTGCCCTGCTTTACAATCCCATTTTCCGGGTGCATTTGGAGAAAGAGGTCTGGATGTGGGTGAATGCCGGAACCATTGTTCTTTTTTTGTCCATTATGGCGCCATGGTCCATTATCTGGAAGAAGGTGAAGGGTCCGGTTAAAGTCCTGTTTGTGCTTCTGGTAATTGCTTCCGCCGCTTTTGCTGTTGTCAAATATAGAGAGAATGAAAGGCTGGAGAAGGTGGCCACCCATGAGCGAATGCAACAGGAGCAGGCGAGAGCAAAGCAGGAAGAGAAGATGGAATGTTACAGAGCAAGGAAAGGATCGAATACCAAGGAGATGGTCTTGATGGATCTTGTGCTGTTTGCTACCGGAGATGAAGGGGCGAAAGAGAGATTCCGCGTACGTTGGGGCGAAGATGCTGTTTCCCTCCTTGATCTGGCTAGCGAACATGACCGGGCTTATATGCTTGGGAATCGCCTGATGGAGACCATCGGTGACGGAGATAGAGATGTAGGCCGCCAGATTTACAAGAACGCCAACAATTTGTGGGGAACAGATGTTGTTACGGCAGATCAGATTTGGAAGGATTTTCAGGAGAGGAATGCATGCGTTGTGGAGGTAGAAAAGAATATGAACGCGATCAACGCAGAAGACTGGAATAGTAATGGAGCCGAAGTTTTTGCTAAGAGCTTTTTCAAGAAGCAGATACAACTCAAGATTCCGAAGTAGGGAAATAGTAGAGCTAAATTCTTAAAAAGCACCACGAAACTTTCTGAAAGGAATTTATTGACTTGGAAAGAACCGATACATATAAGGGAGAATATGGACATTAAAGAAGCTGTTTCAATTTCTTTCAAGGCATTAGGTAAGAAAGAAGCCCACGTAAACGATATAGCGGAGCATATTGTTCAGCATATCGCTGAATTTCAAGGGGCATCCGTTGAGGACATGAAGAAGAAGGTTAATTCTTTTTTGGCAGCCAATGTCAAAAGCAAGACACCGGTTTATGCAAAGGTTATCAATCCAAAGACGAAGAGATCCAGAAAGGGGCTTTATAAGATCAAGCCGGAGCCAAAAGGTACTCAAGTCATCAGAACAGAACCTGACCGTAAAAAGAAACCAAACCCCGGAGGAGATAAGCAAGTACAACTCCCTCTTGTCTTTTCCAATACTTCCTGCGACAAGATCTTTTGCGGTAAAGGTGGTGAATTTGCTGTAGTGAGTGAATTATTATTCCGTGGCTATAATGCCAGCATTATGTCTGCTGATGAAGGAGTTGATATTACAGCGTCAAAAGGAGACAAATTTTTCTTTATTCAGGTTAAAACTTCTTTTTTCAAAGAAAACAAGCTTTCTGTTTTCATTAAACCGAATAATTTTATCAACAGCTCTACCGCTAATATATTTTATGTGATTGTGTTCCGCTATTCATGCGATGGGCATATGACTAATCGTTTTCTCATTTTGCAAAATGGGGATATTAACAGAATGCAACACGGAGGATATATTAGCACATCAGACGCCGGAATGACAATCAAGGTCAAGCAAGACAATAGAGGATTGTTTATCTATAACCGAGATAAACAAGAAGACGCAACCTATTACCTAGATAATTTTGATCTCATTAGGTAGAAACTTATTTAACAAAAAAGCCCCTGACCCGGAGGCCAAGGGCTGAACAGGAGCGCTTTTCTGGGAGGATGCTACTGTACACGGCTGTAATGGCAATAAAAAACCGCCCGCGTTTCCCAACGTGGACGGCTAACGGAAAATAAAAAAGAGGGTTTACCTATAACATACCTCTCTATTACGTCAAGCTTTCTTCCAGCGTTCCAGCGTTTCCACATAGATGCCGGAGATTTTACCGCCGTCCATGGGTTCGATGTCTCCGAAGTCGGGATTGAGTGGATGTAATACGTATTCCATTTTTCCGGTTTCCGGGTTTTTCCTGCGAACCAGTTTTTTGAGCGTCACCCCTCGTTCATCGTGGTATTGAACAATGGTTCCTAACTTGGGGATGGGAGGGATGGTGTATTTTTTCATGATGACCACGGAGCCGTCCGGGATGGAGGGTTCCATAGAGTGACCGTTCACGCGCAGCAGGTATTCCCCTTTTTCCAGTTCACGGTATAACCAGATGTCCTGCGGGATGGTGTCTCCATCCGCCAGATTGCCGGCGGCAATGTTGCCGATGATTCGTCCCTGAGCCTCCAAGGGAGGGGCTGTGAATGTTTCTACCGGGGTAAACTTCTTGCGGGCTGCCTCTTTTTCTTTGGCGGCATTTTGAATAGCGGCCTCACAGATAATGTCCCATTCTTCATCTGTGAAGTCGATGACGATGCGGGGAGAGGATTCGGCTTCTCCGTTCATAAGACGCTGAATAACAAGGATAGCCTTTGCGGGAATATTGATGGATGACGAAAGCCAATTATCTACCTGACGCTTGGAAACTCCACATTGGTTAGCGAGCCATTCTCTGTCTCTACCAATAACCTTGAGCCATTTTTTTACGTCTTCTTTTGTTGTCGTCATGCATTGATATTACAGCATTTTGCTGATATGTCAACACCTTGTTACCTAGCAATTTCAGTATTATGCTGAAAATATATCTTGAAATATTCAGTTATACGCTGTAATTTGAGGCCATCAGTTACGGAAATAGATGAAAACAGAAATCGACTTAGACAAATTGCCGGACGGCTGCAAGAGCCATCTGCTGGCCGAAGCGGAAGAAGGATTGAAGCCTTCGGAAGCTATTATCCGCATCATTGAACGAGAATCATTCCGCAGGGGATTCCGTGTTCACCTGACCACGGCTAGCAACCTTCCCCGCCCGAAGAACCCCAAGAAGCCGGCAGCATGAATATGAAAACCTCCCCCCAAGAAAGAACCACAAGTATGCAATGGGAAAACACCAATAAGAAACTGGTGATTTACGCAGATGAGCTCCGTACAGCTCTACCGGAGGAAGGAGAGTTCTATGTAGAGGTTGCGGGCAGGGCTTACAAAATGAAGCCTCTCAAGGAGAGAACAGCATTGTTCGCTTCATCCGTTTATACGGACGAACCTCATTTGCTGCATGACTGCCTGGTTGTGGCGGAAGGCGATTACTGCCTTCTGGCTATTCGTCGTCGTATTCCGCAAGGCGCTGACCACGCGGATGGAGATGAAGAAAGGAAGTCCAGCAACCTCGAACCCAAGAAGCCGGAGGCATAATGGAAATAGACTGGTCCAACATTGTCGAAGGCATCTGGAAACAATTTCCCACAGCTCTCGCCTGCTTTTGGATGGGGCTCCATGAAGGGAGAAAAGAAAACAAGAACCAAAAATGAATACAAATACTGAATTACCGAGGAACGCTCGGATGTTGACCAAGGAAGAAGCAGATGACTGGGACAAGATCTGTTCCGATTTCGACCCCATTTTCCTCGAAGTAGATGGAGAAATACGCGAGTTTGAAAGAATAAGTTCCTGTCCTTCCCCTGTTCTGGGGAAAGGTTTCCTGGTATTGGCTGTCTCTTGCCCTGAATGGGGGAAAGAGAAACTAATGATTGTTGCCAGATGTAAAGAAGGAAAGGAGGTAGTTTGAATGAATAACGCGGAATCTGGAATTCGCGTTAGGGATGGAGAGGATGTAATCATAAGTCCCGTCGGAGCGCTTCTTAATCAGCGCAATGTAATCAGCATTCACGATATGGGGACGACCAGAAGAATCTTCTATTGTGATGAATTTAGGCATAACGGAATAGTAGCCTGACAGCTTTCATCTTCAAGAATAATGAGCCGGCATGCGCATGAATTTAGGCAATACGAGCACATTCAAAGCCAAGGCGTTACATTGGCAGGCTCTCCATTTTTATTTAAGTAATAACAACCAATATCAATCACTAACAAATAACCAATGATGAACTGGACTGAATTTATTGTTGTGACGCTGCTTAACATGGCAGGCTACCTGTCCGCGTTGATGCTTGGTATCAGCCTGGGAGAGAAACACATCATACGCCAGGTAAACAGAACCCTGGATCAGATGAGAAAGGAGCGGGCATGATTATCGAATACGACGACGAAGACCGGTGCATCCGGGTGAATGGCGAATACGTCGCCATCCGGGAAGCGGAGGGCATCAAGGACGAGCTGGAATTAGCGATTGACCAGTGGGAAGTGGATCACGCCGAGCAGTGCGACAACCCCGACGGACACTACGACGACTGAACCATGGAAGAAGACCTGATCGAAGAATTGAAGCTGCTCGGCTGGCACGAGCTTTAACAATGAAAATATTATGACCTACCCTGAATCAGAGTTTTACGACTGCAAGACCCTGGCCCTGATGTACGATTCCGACCGGGATGTGATCAAGCGAACCGTCCATGAGTTGAAGGACAAGGGGCATGTGATCGAGATCCTGTACTGGGGCAAGCAGGGGAAGATGAAGGTGCACGGCAAGCAGTTCCGCCGGGCGTTACTCCGAGAATACGGAGAAGGAGGAGTGAGCAAATGAATACCTTTTTCAAGTTCTTGGGGGCCTGCTCCTTTGGTCTTTCCGCTGCGTGCCTGTTTTGGCTGGCCATGGAGCTGGATAACGCCGAGCTGCAGGCCGGCAAGAGCCCGCATTCCGGGTTTTGCCCGGAGTCTCCCACACCCATGAAAGCTTTTGACGGTTTGGGAAAACCGTCCCGCTCCCAACGGACTTGGGAAAGCAATAACCAATAGAAAATCAATACAATGGACAACACCGAAGAAAAGAATACGCAGAACTGCACGCCGGGCGAAGCCTGCTGCTGTGATCCAGCCCCCGAACAAGCGCCCGTCACCGTGGAGATGATTGAAGAAGCGTATAACCTCCTGGAAGAGCTTGTGAATCAGTGTAAGACCCCTGTCCTGCTGCATATCAAGATTGAGAAGGGTAAAAGTGTGAACAGCAGGACTTCTACCTGCAAAGCTGTTACGGAAATGACCGGCGCAAAAAGTACGGAATGGCTTGCGGCTCGTGGCTACTTGGCAGCCTCCGGAACTTGTTTCTCCGGCAATCCCGAAACTATTTCTTTGGGAGTGAAGCTTGCTTTTAAGGAGGCCCATAGGAGAGCTGGCTTAAATCCCATTGCCACCATGCTCGGAATCGCTGGATGCGAGTGCGAGGAATGCGAAGACTGATTCAGTTGGCCGGGGACGGCGGCAACCGAACCCCGGCCTGTTACGAATGCAACCTACAAAATTACAATAAGTAACGAGTTATGAATACACCAAGTGAAGCCACACGGCAAGAGAAAGTAATGGATCCCTCCAAGTCCACCGAGCTGGCCGTCAGCCTGGACAATCTGGCCCTGGAAGCCCAGCAGGCATTGAGCTGCAAGGGCAGCTTTGAAAAGGCCATCAACATGGGCATTGCCATGAACCGGCTGCGCGACGCCCTGACTCCCCCCATCATGGAATCCATCATGAAGCTGAAAGGCTCCCAGCTCGGCTTCCGCACGGACGAGTGCGCTGCGACACAATACAAAGAAGGCGTGACCTATGGCGTGGATGCGGTCAGGGAATGCCTGATTGTGGCCACCTGCATGGGCCTTTCTCCGGTAGGTAATCAGTGGAATATCCTTGCCGGGCGCACGTATGTGACCAAGGAAGGCATGACCTACCTGTTGAAGAACCTGGAAGGCCTGACCAATTTGAAGATGGTTTACCATCCCGCCGAAATCAAAGAGTCTTCCACTTCCGGCATCAGCAAGATCGGGAAGGAGTACCAGAAGATTGAGCGGGAAGGTTTGGTGAGGGTCGATATGAGCTGGGAGTTCAAGGGAGTCCCGGATTCCGAAACTCTTGAGTTCTGTATCCGTGTAAATAACGGCATGAGCCAGGATGCCATTATTGGCAAGGCCGAGCGGAAGGCCAAGGCATGGCTTTATTCCCACCTGACCGACACGATTATTTCCGACGGCGAAGTGGAAGACGGACGGGAAATGCGGAATGCTACTCCGGAAGCCGGAACGCAGAAGCCGAAGGCCGGCAATCCTCTTGCGGGCGCCGCTGTACCTCCGCCAGTGGCGGCGGCAGCCAGGCAGGAAGAAAAGCCCCTTGAACCGGAAGTGGTTTCTTCGCCCACTCCTACTGATGATTTGAAGCTGGAGCCGGAATCTGCCGTGAGCGTGGCAGACCTGGAAAAACTGCTGCGAGACCACGGCGTGACGATGCCCCAGGTAGTGAATTTCTGCCGGGGCCGGCAGATTTATTACGTGCAGGGAGCCAGCCGGGAAGAGACGTTCCCGCCCAAGACGCTGGAGTGGCTGGTGGCGAATTTCAATCAGGTGGTTGCCTGGGTGGGGGCCTCCGGGAAGTAAGCATGCAGGATAGCAAGGATCTTTAGCTATGAATGTTTTAGATTTATCGGGCTTTGCGACTTTCGGCGAGGCTTGTGGCCGGGTGGATAATCCGCAGGCGTACCACGATTCCAAGAAGGGGATTCCTCACTGTGTCTCCAAGTCCATGCTGACGGATTTCGCCCGGAATCCCTATAAATGGAAGTATCGGCAGGATGAAGGGATTGAGAAGGTTTCCCAGGGGTTCCGGTTTGGTTCCCTGGTGGATTGTCTGGCCCTGACGCCGGATCAGTTCCAGAGTCAGTATCTCGTGGAAGAGTGGCTGCCGGGGGTGAATAAGAACGGCTCCGTGTCCAAGACGAAGCAGGACGACGGGCAAGCAGCCCGCTGGGCGGCGTTTGCCGACCGTGGGGGAGCCGTGCTGACGCCGGAGGAGTACGCCGAAGCGCAGAAGGCCGTGGGGATTTTCAATAATTACCTGCGAACCGAACACGGACTGGTGCTGGGGGATTCGTTTGATTCCCAGGTGGCGATGTACAAGATGCTGCTCATTGAGTACGCACCGGACAAGCCTCCGGTTCCGATTACGATTACGGGGATGATTGATATCCTGCCTCACGATGAAGAGATGCCGATTATTGATATGAAGACGACTTCCACGCCCGTGGAGGATCCCGGTCTGATTGACCGGGATATGGCCCGCTACGGGTACGGCTGGCAGGCTGCCTTGTATTGCGATTTGTATGAAGCGATTTTCGGGATACGCAGGATTTTCACGTTTGTGTTCATGGAGTCGGCAGCTCCTTACTGCATTTCCGAGGTGCGGATGGATCAGGAGGCCCTGGAGCATTACCGGGGGCAGTATATGGCCGCCCTGCGCCAGTACGCCGAGTGCGTGGCGACGGGGATTTATCCGGGAGCTGTGGCCTTGCCGCGGTATTTCCGCATTCCGCGCTGGGAACTTAAAAAGGGATGGGAAGGAGGTGCGGCATGATGACCACGCTGACCATTACTTTGCCCCACACGCCGCGGTGTTTGTCCCCCAATGCGAAGGCCCCTCTCACGCAGAGGGGGGCCATTGTGGCCGGTTATAAGAAGACGGCTGCCAAGAGCCGCGCCCGGAATATAGCCTGGGGCAGGACTTGTGAAGCCCTGAATGGCCGGAGGATGCAACCGACGCATTACCGGGTGGTCTGGTTTTACAAGGGTAATAAGCCGGATGCGGATAATTGCCTGGCACGTTGCAAGGCGTATCTGGACGGGGCCTGCAAGGCTATGGGCATCGACGACCGGACGCTGGACTGCGCCGGGATTGACCGCGTGCATGACCTGGCCCACGCCGGCAAGGTGGAAATCGTGTTTGAAAGGAGGGACGATGAAAACGCCTAAATGCCCGCTGTGCGGCACACCTTTGAAAGCCATACGAGGATATGATGTCCATGGGATAACAACCGATTGGGTTGCTGGTTGCTACAACTGCTTCTTCCAGAGTTCCCATTTTTGGAAAACCAAGAAGGCATGTATTGAAGATATGGATAGGCTTGTTTCTTTGTTTCCTCCCATCATGAGGGTTTGGCCGGGGGACAAGTTGCAAGTAGAGGATGGAAGCATTTGTGAAGTGATAAACGTTAATAAAAATCTAGCAATGATGGACGTGAGGAGAGGTGAAGGAAGACCAGTATTCACGATTGCAGATACTCATGTCCTTAGATGGCCCTGGGAGATTGAGCAGAAAGGAGGCCAGCAATGATTAACATCCTCCTATCCGTCAGGCGGCCTTTCTCCGAGAAAATTTTGTCCGGGGAAAAGAAATGGGAACTGCGGAAAACCAAACCCATCTTTAGACGGTGCGGCCCTGTAACGCTGTGGTTCTATGAATCCGGCAAGGACGGGGAACGGGCTATTATCGGCAAGTGCCAGTTAAAGTATCTTATCCGCATGATTTCTTATATTCCTGACGGGTTGATTGAAGACGCCTGCATAACGAAAGAGCGTGGGCGCTCCTATCTCCCTTGCTACGCTTGGCACATTTATGACCCCGTGCGTCTTCCCCATGCCGTGCCCCTGTCTGATATTGGACTGACCCGGCCGCCGCAGTCTTGGAAGTACCTTACTGACGAGCAAGCGGCGATACTGGAAAGGAGGCTCGCATGAAACTGACGCTTTTTTGATTATGGCAACATCACGCATGATACGAGAAGGGTTTCTCGACTCGGAAAAGGTAGCGGCTTTGTCGTGGCGCACCGAGTGCTTTTTTCATCGGCTCCTACTGGTAGCGGATGATTACGGATTGTTTGATGCTCGCCCCATGGTATTGAGGACTCGCTTATTTCCCCTGCACCTTGACAAAGTCAGTAACCAGGACATTCAAGACTGCCTCCACGAGACGGAGGGAGCCGGGCTTGTAAGGGTATACTGTGTTGGGGGCAAGGATTATGTGCAGATCATCAATTTCGGGCAGCGCAGACAGAGTAAGCCCAGGTTCCCGCTTCCTCCGGGTGACGGTGATTCACCGTGCAATACAGTAATTCGCGGTAGTTCACGGGAAACCACGGTGATTCACCGTGAACCACGGAATTCCACCGCTTATACGGAGACGAAGTCGAAGACGGAGACGTATACGGATAAACAAGAAAACAATGCAGAGGGAAATAACACGGTGGTTTGTAGCGATCCGCCCGCTGCTCCTGTGCTGCCTGCCCGGTCGCTCCCGGTTCGGGAACGCCTGAACGACGTCCGGGGGATGCGCTGCGCCGACAATCACGCGGATATGGGGGCTTCTCCCGGCGCCGCCAGGTTCATGGCTGCCTGTTTGGAAATCAACCCTTCATGGTCCCGGACAATGCCAACTGCCATTGAGCAGGCAGCCGCGCTTGAGGCTTACCGTTCAGCACAGGGACGGGTGACGCCGCGGGATATGGAGATGTTGAGGGATTATTACGCGTCAGGACTGACGGAGGACTGCAAGAAGAAAGCTTTTTGGAGGCCGGACAGCCGCAAGAAGTTTTGGGAGTGCTTCGGGGATGTGCTCACCCACGCGGAACGCTGGGCAAAAGAGACACGCTGGAAGCCGGCAGCGGCCCGTAAGAAGCCGAAGCCCGAAGAACCACGGCAGCCGGAAGGGCCCGTTGTGACCACCGAAGAAGCCGCAGTAGAATTGAAGAATTGGAGAAAAGAATTGGGACTGGGAGGTGACGAATGAAGCAGGAATATAAGAATCTATTGAGGAACATTATACACCGGAAGGTGAGTCCGTCGCAGCTGCTTATTCTGATGGAAATCCGAGACCATCCGGGCAGGATGTCGCGGGAGATTGCCACCCGTTGCCATTTGGATCCCAGCAATGTGTCTCACCGGCTGGATTATCTGGTGCGGGCCGGCGACGTGATCAGAATCGGCACACGGCCTTGCGTGTTTTATATCAGCAGGCAGGGGCGTGATTTTTTAGAGTGTCTTGAGGATTCAAAGCCAACAGGTTGATTGTCTCGGGCAAGAAGTATTGATTCTCACCAAATTGACGCGCTGAAAATCAGGAGGGTAAAATATTGGTATGAGAAGGAAGGATAACAAGACCAAAGTGACCGAGAAGAAGAAGGAGTTTGCGAGGCTTCTGGTTGCGGAAAAGTTGTCCAAGGCGGACGCTTATCGTAAGGCCCACAATCGCAAGGATATGAGTAATGTCGCAGCCAGCAAGGCGGCATCCCGTTTGTCCAAAGATGACGAAGTTTTGCGAATGATTGACAAATTGAATAAGCAACTGGATAAGTCTGCTGTGCTGACCAGGCAGCAGCGCATGGAATGGTTGTCCCGCGTAGTGACAACTCCCATCGGCAATGTTGGTAGCGCATCCGATCTCTGTCAGGAGGTTTCCATGGATGAAACCGGAGCGAAATTTAAGATGCCCTCAAAAATCGCCGCTATTGCCGAGCTTAACAAGATGGATGGCGCATACACTCCTCAGAAGATGGAAGTGGATGCAGGAGAGAATTTTATAACTCTGCTGTCCTCCCTGCCTTTTGAGCCTCCCGTGAAGCAGGGATAAAAACATTGATTCTCGCCAACTTGCATTTCCCGTGTTTTGTGGCTCATGATTGAGCCATGTTAAATTTTCTGGGAATGACGCGCCATTTGTCCACGACGGCAGGCTATGCCAAGCGCATAGGCTGGCTTTTGTTCGAGGATGTGACGCAATCTCCGTTCCCGGTAACAGGAGTTTCTTTCACCGGTGTGGTGAAGACGGAACAGGGAGACTTGCCCGTTGTTATTGAACACGGCGAGCAAGAACATTGTTTGGAGCTTACTTTTCCTGCCCTGCCTGTTGGCCGCTGGCCGTATGCCATTCATGCACAGGATGAGTCCGGAGAGGATTTGAGGCTGTTTTCCGGTTATATTGGGGCCGTGGATTCTGTGGCTCCTGTTGAGTCGTCCACGGTGTACGATATTCCTGCAATGGGTATTACGATACCTGTTGAGGCAAGTAAGACGATCAAGGCCCAGTGGCTTTCCAACACGGCCTCCATTATCGCGGCCCAACAGGCGCAACAGAATGCCAACACTTCCTCCACCAATGCGGAAACGGCGAGCCAGGCAGCCAAGACGGCAACGGACGCGGCAGCCACCGCTGCTGCACGGGCCGAAGAGGCGGAAGGCTATGCAGGGGCTGCCTGGGCCTCCAAAAATGCTGCCGCCGATTCTGCGACCGCCGCCAGCACATCCGCAACTAACGCGGCTCGTGACGCCAAGAGCGCCAATGACGCTAAAACGTCTGTGGAGTCGCTGGCCGCCACCTGGCCGGAAACGGTCAACAACGGGAAGCAACAGATTATTGAAGCCAGGAATGAGGCTGTTACTGCCATTCAGGATAAGCAAGCCGATTCTGTTCTTGCCGTGGGACGTGCCTCACAGACCGCTCAGCAGAATATAGCCGGCGCACGAACGGATGCCGTTGCCGCCGTGCAAACGGCGCAGGAGAGAGCGGTGGGGGCGATTACGCCCCTTGTCCAGCGCGCCGAAACCGCTAAAGAGGCTATAGATCAGGCGGAGGGGCGCATCAATACGGCGGCGACTAATGCCGCGACCTCCGCCACCAGCGCGGCCAACTCCGCCACAGAAGCCCAGCAGGTCCTTGAGGCCATACCGCAGGTGGAC